GGGCGAGCCCGCGATATCCTGAAGTTTGACAATGACGTGATCGGTAACGTTGGCCGCTACGCCCGTCGAGTCAACAACCCAAACGTTCTTGATGCGCGAGCGCTTGCGAAAGTACTTAGCGGGCATCACAACTGTCTGATTCGCGCCGAGCGAACCGAAAGCCAGCGTGTCAGTGTTTGGGTTTCTCTCATTGAGTGACATGGACATTTTTCAGCCCTCCCTTATCCGTTGACCGTGACGGTACGCAGAAGCGCCGTCTTTTTGAACAACGGATCGATCGTCTTATCAAACGAGCGAGCGCCGTACCACTGATCACCAGCGAAAACCCACTGACGATGGAGAATGTCGTAATCCGATTCAAGCTCCATTTCCTGTTTCACCATGAAGCCATAAGCATTGGCTTTGTGAATCCAAGAATCGTAAGCGTTCTTGCTGTTAATCTGACCGGCGGTATTCATGCCGACCGTATCGACGGAGATCAAGGCGACGCCGCCAAGACGACCTTCGAAACCTTCGACCATGAACATCGGATCAAGAGCGTTCGCAACGAGGAAGCCAGCCGTCGAATCAGTCATGAGATCCAAGAACTGCATGGAGTGCATGAAGATAACAACGCTGTCTTTGTGCTTGTCGCCGAAAGCCGTGATTTTGCCGATATTGAGCGTACGAATGTTCATCGTGCCGTAGCTATTGCCAGCCGCAGATACATAACCACTCGTGTACGATGAAGAGAACGCAGTATAAAGATCAGCGTCCACCTTCTCGGCCATCACTCGGCCAATCTGTTCCTGCGTTTCCTGAATGACACGTTCAGTGCGAGCCGCAGAGATTTTGAAAGCGCGTTTCGTAACGCCAACAGCTTTCGAAACTTCCTTGACCGTCACATTGAAAGAATCATCAGTCAGGTTATCAACGATAAGACCTTCGTCTTCTGTCGGTTCCTGAGCAGCACCAACTTTTTTGAAGTACGGGAAATTCTGCGTAAGACCAGGCGAAGCCGTCAGGCTGTCGTCCCGGAGCGCAAAAGCCCCGTACACCAACTTGCGATCGAAATACGCCATGATGTGGTCTTGCCACACTTTGGGCGTAAACGCGAAGTCAGCCGATACGGTAGCGGGCATCGTTTGCTCCCACTCGATTAAACGAGTTTCTTTTTGGCTCGCGCTGTCTTCATGAGTTCCTCATACAGCGATGGATTGTCCGTATACAACTTGCTCTTTTCAACAATGCTCAGAGAGCAGAATTTTTCGAGCGTCATTGCACCTGAACCACCAGGAGCGGGCGAACTACCAGAGCCGCCTTTTCCATCACCACCACCAACCGTCGAGTTTGCCGACTTGCCGCCAGCTTTCTTGACACTGGAAACAATTTCAACCAACTTTTCTTCAGAAAGTTCTTCACCTTCAGTAAGAGCGTTAGTCGCTTTAGTAACCAGAAATTCATAGTACTCAACTTGATCAGCAGTAATCCCATGCTGAATTGCAGACTCAAGAATTGCAGAACGAAAAGCCTGGGTTTGTTTTTCTGCTTCCAGTGCAGCAAGTTTTTCTTCCGGCGATCTTTCATCATCGTTGATTCCAGCCGCTTTAAGAATTGCTTTCCGCCTGGTTTCGGATTCCTCAAGTTTGGATTTATAATCTTTGCTCTTGGTCCGATGACTTGCGTTTTCCTTTCGGAGTTTCGCAAGATATTTTTTCGTCTTTTCGTCAAGCTTGGATTCATCCAAGTTTTCCGAATCGCCTTCGCCACCATCACCAGTATGATCAGCGTCAGCCGCCGCTTTGGCGTCATTGTATGCCTTCTCGGCAGCAATAAACGCGCTCTGCAACGATTCGTCTTTCGGACTGGCCGTAGCTTTCGCTTTGGCTTCATCCATCGCAAGTTTCAAGGATTCCAGATCCATGTTCTTGTCCTTTCCGCATCCACCAGGGATGACGATACTTAAAGTCTATAATGATATGTTTTACTTTACTAGGACAAGGATTTGACGCTTTTATGCGTCTGGAAATGTTCCAGGAATGAATGCGTCACCGCGAGTTGATCCCCATTCTTTTCGATATGGAACAAGAATGCTGCGATCATTCGGCCTGTCAGGAGGGGCGAAGAAAACACGCAACTTTCCTTCCCAAGAATATTCAAATTGTTCGTTTACTTCAGCAACAAGATGTTTCGTCGCCGCATACATAGAGTCTTTTCCGGTTCTTCCATCCATTGGATGCATCAGCGTTTTCATTAAATCATCAACAATTTCATCGTCGACAATTTTTTGCATTCCAACTATCTTGCCGCGATTGTAAATTCCATGAAGTTCTGTTCTTATAATTCTATGAAGCTTCCACTCTTCACTATTGAAAAACGATCCAACTCTTCCAACGACTTCATCATAACTAGTTTCACCGATTGTTGCGGAGAAAAGACCGTTGGAGATTTGTCTGTAAAGATCGCTTCCGTAAGCGTCGAGGTTTGTTTTGTATCTCGTTACGAGCAATTGCGACGTATCATTTGCAAGCAATGCGGCATTCAGATTGATGGGTGTAACTGCCCCGGTAAATTTCTCGTCGAGGATAGAAAGCTCTTTAGTAAGATGCTCTACACCCTTCAGCGCAGATACATACGCACTCTGAACCATCGCGCCGTTAAGATGTTCTCCAATTGCAGTGATTGCGCCTTGGACTTGCGCAAGAGTCCCGCGAAGATGTTGCGCTGTAAAACTACCGTTCCTAGCGCGGCTGAGTTTATCAATTAAATCACGCCGCACTTCCTGATATTGCTTTAGAATTGATTTTGCCTGAGCATCTTCAAGAGACAGAACACTTTTGATGTGATCCTCAACAATGCCAATCGAATCAACTTCGTCGAAAAAATTCACAGCTTAGTTCCACGAATAGCAACACGCTTTGCTGCGTGTTTCATCGCATACCAAAGACCAGTACTACCGAACATCTTTGTATGCATCGTTCTAACTGCGAAATAAGAACCAAGACCAGATGCACCAGATACACTTGTCTTTTCTGCTTCAGAAAGATTGGTATTCTTCAAAGCTGAATGAACACCAGCGCCAACTATCATTGCACCAATCGCAGCGCCACCTATTTTAATTCTTGCGGCGGATTTGTGTGCGCGAATTGATTCTAGACGATGCAGTGCTGCCGTTCTGAATTCACGCGTTCTGAACTTCAGCGCTTTCTGTTTGAATTCATTTCTAGCAGCAGCTTTGGTGTACGCAGCATGAAGATCAAGCTTTCCAGCAACAGCACCAGACACAGCACCAACAGCAAGACCAGTTCCAACTGCTGCAACTGCCGTTTGCTTTTGGCGGATCGGCACAACACGACCGCCGATCCGCCTAAACGTAACTTGATTGCTCATGTTACTTAATCACGGTTTTGCCATAAGGCAATAAACCGTTCCCTGATCTGAAGCCGCGTTCAGGGCCTTGCAATGAAGGAGATCCGGGTAGACATAAGCGCGGACCTGGGTGGCGCTAAATACCGCTAATGATGCCCCCACCGAAATAGAACCCGAAGAAACGGCCTGGAAGACGGCTGGGCTTGAAATCGTAGCGTTGGTATTGCCAACAGCCGCGACCGTTCCGATAAACGAGTCCATGGCACCGCCCTGGATTTGATAGGTGCCCGTCACCGTCTGCGTGATCGTGATGTTGGTCGGGTCATTCGTTGTATAGCTGTTATTCACGGAAGGCATCAAAACCTGGGTGTTGTCAAAACCGTAAGGAGTAAGCCAATCTATCGTAGAGAACGCCGTAGCGGTGTCTCCACTCGGGCCGGGTCCGACGCCGAGGTAAAAGCCCTGTTGCTGGGTGTCCGCAAACACATAGGGCTGATCAAAGTCGCCGATGCCTTGGTGCATCTGAGTGAGGCAGTTGGCGAAGTTGTTGGCCACCGTGTTGACATCAAGACCTGTGCTCCAACAACCCACACCATAGGTCACTGTGCCCGTGGAGCCCGAAGGATCGTTGGCGACAAATGTGATCGTGGACACAGATGGAGTAGGGATGCCAGTGAACTGGAAAGACCACTGGTTCGCCACACCTGGCGTGCTCGGGTAGTCCTCGCAGACCTTGAGCGCGTTAGTGTTTTTTCCAAAGCAAGCAAACTTGCCCACGTCTGAGCCA